GGAACGACGCATCGAGCCCTCGTTACGGAGGTTATTGGACGGACTGTGATGATAAATGTAACTCAACATATAAATATGGCAATGATATAGGGAAACGCCATGGCGAAGGTCTCACAATTAGACTAAGAAATAAACTGAAGAATATGGATGAGTCTGAATTGATTGAGCGGAGGAAACAGACTATTATAGACGGTGTTGATTGGTCGAACTGCGGTAGTAAAAATACCAAGATCGGAAAACTTGCCCGGGCTGGTGGTAATGCTTGTGGACGAAAGTATAAAAAGGTACAGGACGATGCAGTGAATCAAGAAATGGAAGAAATGGAAAATCTATCTAGAGAAGAACTTATTGATTTTATTATCCAAAAAGAGGGGTGTCCTGAGGAAGGGGATATGGTCAAGTGTAAACCAGGAAATATGATGGACGCGCCTTGTCCTCTAAATAAAGAACCAGTAAATTGTGAGGGTGAATTCGATACTTGTTCTGAATATATTCCGGGAGTTGTAGGAGAAGAACTCGAGATCGGATGTGAAGGTGGAGCTGAAAAATGTTGTACAAAGTTTTATAGTTATACACAGAAGCCGGAAGATGGTATATTTAATGGAGATGTAGTCAAAGCAAAAGAATGTGATTTTAATTGGGGTATCGTAGAATGTGGTGGAACAGGCGATGGACAAGAGTTAGGTGAAGGAAATTGTCCTGTTGATTGTGTTGGAGAATGGGATACGTGTCAAGTTGATTGTAGAGATAGGGAATATATAATAACTCAAGAAGCCCAAAATGGTGGAGAAGAATGTGAATTTACAAAAGGAGACACAGAGACTTGTCAACGTGGCGATGGCGAATGTCCAGAACATTGGTGTACTAGACGCTTAGATAGTGATTGTCCTTGTGATATTAACCTTTTGGTGGGAGAAATTGAACCAGAAAAGATATGTGGTGGATTTGAAACAGAAAATGAATGTAACGTAGATATTACAGATAATCTAAGGTGTAAATGGATCGAAGATTCAGACGATGGTGGTTCTTGTTTAGTTGATCTTAACAGTAATCAAATAAAAGCAGAATCGTGTATAGAACAAAGGAATATTGAAGATTGTTTAGGGCTTAAATCAGATTCATGTAAATGGGATGGTAATTCATGCTCCTCTAAGTTATCAACTCCAACGGTATTTGAAGATAATCGTGGGAGTGTCCTCCTACCAAATAGTATATGGACTGAAGAAACTGAAGACGAAAAAGGTATTTCTACAAGCGAATTATTTTTCCCATTAGAAATGCGTGTTAATCGTCCTCTAACGACAGCCCGTAATGATATAGTTGGTATGGGGGTTTCATCTACTGACAGTGTACGTCCAGTAGAAGTAACAAGAATAGGTAAACGAAGGTTAATGGGTTCTTCGGGTGGACCTAAATACCGTGAATATAATTCCGTGAAGGTAAATTCACAAAAAGGCTCGGGACTGGGTAACGGCCTGTTAGAAGAACTTTTGTTACCTATTCAGGAGGACGTGGGTTTTGAGAATAACAACTCATTAGAACAAATGATAGACAATTATAATAAGATTGATACAAGTCTTAATAATATGGACTCGGATGATTTAGGAAAAATATGTATATTAGTACAATCAAACCTTTGTTTGAATCGTCCGTCGAACACCGATGAAGAGACGCGAGAAAGATTATCTCATTATTTATCAGGAGTAATTAAAATTGACAAAGCAGTAACACTACACGACTTAATAGTAAGTATTTTGAATACAAAATACCCTAGTTGGAAACTAACCGATGATATAATTATAGAAGGAGAAGATATTATGGAAGATTATAGAGAATTACAAGATGCTTTCTTAGATGGTGCTGGATATATGAGGATTGGTAGTGAATTTGGTCCTGATTCAGATTCAGTCCCTATAGATAAGGGTGAAGATAATACTTATGATAATGAATGGGTAAATAGTAAATCTGATTCTGAAAATCTCCCGAATATTATTCCAAGAAGGAATGATTTAGCACCTAGTAATGCCGCTTATATGAAGAAAAATAGTTTACTTTTTAATGGAATGGGTGGGAATTGTGCCCAGTGGACCTGGGATAATGATTCAAATAATTTACAGAATAATAAAAGAAATAGGATAATGCAATTACTTGGATGGATTTCGAATAATTCACGGACAAAAGATGGTGATTATTTTACTATGAAGAAGGGTAATACTTGGTATATAGATTATAATCTTATTTCTGGAATAAGAGGTGATTTAGAAAAATCAAATTATGGTGCTCATAGAACAAATAATTTACTTTATTCTGGTCAATGTGGAGTTAACGCCAATTTTTCCGAGGATTCAGGTAATTCCGTTTTGGAAGACCTCAAACAAGAGATTAACCGTAATATCTGTTTGGGTCAAATCGCATCTACTGAAGATCCAGCCGGGATCCATGAAAGAAGGCATTTTAGCAAATACTTAATGGCTATTCTAGGTAATAATCAAGATGATGGTCTATGTTGGACAAATGGATGTGTCAATGTTGATAATGACTTTGTAGATGAATTTGAAGAGTGGGAGCGCCGGCGCAGGCAGGCACAGTATCAGCAGGAGCTAGATAATGAAACTACTAAATTCGAGGTTGTTAATGAATTGAACAATGAAAGTAGTTATAAAAGTGATAGGTTCAATTCAGGATGGATCTTTAAAACTATGTTAGAGGCAACCAACGATAACAGCCGGGGGGGGGAGATACACGCCGACCGACATCGATGGGCCTATCCCGATAAAAAATGTCACCATTACGGTGTTTGTACCCAAGATGGTAGAGTAATAGGTGAAGGTGATGGTAATGGAAGAGATGATGAATCAGAAAAATACCTTAATATCCACGGAAACCCCATACTCCCTAATCGTTCTGTATGTTGGCCAAGCACCGCTGGTAATCCAGGATGGAGTTTAGATCAATGTGAGCAACCATTGTTAGGCTGTAACGGGGGTTCGTGTTGTCAAGATAATGGAGATATTAAATGTAAATTCTTAAAAAGGTACGATGGCCAAGGGAATTATATGACAACTCACTTAAATAAACCAGCTTGTGAACTTAATCCTAATAATACTTTCCATAGTGGGGGTAGTTTTGATGAATTAAAACAAGAAGAAAAATTTGGAAAAAACATATCTAAACAAAGTAATCAATACAAGCATCACCGTTTACATAGGGAAACTTATATTACTCAATGTGCCGGAGAAGCTGGTCCTGGTTTTCAAAAGTATGGTCCAATCTCTGAAGGGACTTTTTTTAATAACACTGGTAGAACTGATACTCCCTTAGAAAACAGTGGTGGAGGGAAGAGGCTTCCTAGTGGTTGGGCAACCGCGCGTTCGGGGAATGGTCCTAATGTAGAACAATTTTGGTATAGGATTAATGATCCGGACGAAGAGCAGTTGCTTCGCGCCGCACCGGATAACAAAAAACATTATAGAAGTATTAATGTACCACTTGTAAATAAGTGTAACATCAAGGGGTTTGCTAATGAGGAAAACTGTAACGATGAGGCCATAAAGAATTATAGTACAAATTGGGATGGTCGGTCATTTTATAGTAGCGATGGGCTACCAGGGGAAGAATCTACCGGCAAGGAGCTGGTTTCTTCCTATCCGTGATCGCGATAGAACAGATAAACTAAAACCAAGACAAGGGTTTTTACTTAAAAATATTATAAAAAAACAATTGCTAAATTAAAGATAATTGACAGAAATATATATCGATAATCCAACAATAAGGGCGACTATTAGAGAACTCATAATCGGGACTTGATTGTGGTGGACCATCATATGCATAAATTGTCCTTTAAAATCTAAATCTGCTGCTCCATTCGGTGGTTTTATTTCGTCATCCGTGGCGAATGGTTTTAAAATAAATGGTAGAAATAAATTTAATAATACACTAACTATAATTGCTTTTGGAATTTTATTATTCATTTATTATACAATATATTTTTTTTTAATAGAAGTCTAGGATTTTTTTACTTAAAAATATTATAAAAAACTAATTATATGGCCCTTAATGAGATTATTTATGAATTAATTAATGAAGTTAATAATAATAATGATGATATTTCACAACGTGAATTATCTATTTTAAATATTTTTAAGAATAAATTAGATTGTACAGAGATTAACTTTGAAGAATTAATCGGTATAATTAGAGAGAATGGACATGTTTGGAGAAATATTATTAGTAATTTCCCTAAATCAGTTCCAATAAATAATCCAATTAATCTTATTTCAATGAAGAATTATATTATCTATCAAACAAAAGAATATCCATATACAATATTAGTCAGATTTGTTGATAATCATTTAGAATTAACGTATATAGAAAATAAAGATTCTATACCTAGTTTTACAATAAATAATCCACCTAGAAAGAATAAGAATTATATTTATATATGTGGTATTGATATTTATAATGGATATTTATTAACATCTTCTACCTGGCAGGATAATTTTTCTCAATATTATTCCCGTGACTTGAATTTAAGAAATGAATTTAATAATAATGATATATTGATTATTCCTTCACACGGCGTGGAATTAAATGATTGGATTGAACATAGGGGGACGAAGTTTTATAGAGAGAATATTAATGATAGTTTACCATTAATTGTTGAATGTTTTTCAAGATATTTATAATTTTGTTATATCTACATTACATTGTTTTGTAAATTTCATTACTAATTCATCATTTTTATAATCACTTAAATATTTAATTTCTTTTATTCCTGCTGCTAGTAATAGTCTAGTACATATAATACACGGATAATGTGTTATATATGCTAAACATCCTTCACAACTAACGCCTCTTTTTGCACAATCGATCAAAGCATTTTGTTCAGCGTGCAATGTTGCTTGTTCATGGTTATTACGTATTATTGATTCATGGGGACACCCAGGTAAGAATCCATTATAACCTTGACTTACGATTCTATTATCTTTAACTAATAAACAACCAACTTGTAGTCTTTCACAGGGGGATCTTTCAGAAGTTGTCATAACAATTTTTGAGAAATATTCATCCCAAGTTAATCTTTTTTTCTCCATAAAATTTGAATAATATATTCACTTTCTTTTTAAACTATAATCATGGGCAGAATGAAATTATGAGCGATGATCCAAACAAAAGAGAAATAAAAAGTAATAAAAAAGAGAAATCAGATGATGAAGATAAAAAAAAAGTTGTATATATCTGTTGTACAATAATGTAAAATAATAATATAATATATATTATGGTATTAAAAGGGGGGTTTCAAAAGAAGATTGATTTTGACAAAGTAATTGAGTTAGGATCCCCTCATAGGAATAATATGGATTGTTGTCCTTGTACATTTCGTTTTTTGGATTTGATAAATGATGATGAATTCAATATATTATTAGATAATTTTGGAGATATTGGAATGAATACCCGGGATATGGTTAATCTCTTTAAAAAACAATATGGGGATTATTCTGATCATTATTACTTTGGAATGGAAGAAGCTGATTTTAGTAATAAAAGTAAACAGGAAGTGATTAATATAATATATAACCTTTTTAAATTTATTAAAAAAGGTTATGGAGTAATTGGTGGTATTACAAGAGCAGGTAATACTTCACATTGTGTAGTCTTATTTAGAGATATGAAAGGGAATCCATATATTTTAGATGCTCAGTCTAACGAACTTTATAGTGGTAACGTTTCTAAAAGTAGTAAGACATTTAAGGATTTTTTTTATGGTAATTGGGTAAAAAAATTTCATTATTTAATTGGATATAATACAAAAGAAAATAAAGTTTTAGAAGTAGATGAGACTGGTAATCCAATGATATTTGAAGACGCAATTGAACTGGATGATAGTGATGATTACGAAGACGCAATTGAACTGGATGATAGTGATGATTACGAAGACGCAATTGAACTGGATGATAGTGATGATTACGAAGACGCGATTGAAGCAAGATCAAAAACGGGAGGAAAAAAGAAAAGGACTAAAAAAAAGAGAACTAAAAAGAAGAGAACTAAAAAGAAGAGGACTAAAAAGAAGAGAACTAAAAAGAAGAGAACTAAAAAGAAGAGAACTAAAAAGAGGACTAAGTTATAGTCTTGACAATGTATAGAATACATATGGACCCGTTACTTTTTGATTTATTTTTTTCATTTCTTTTTTCATTTCTTTAAAACTTACGAAACGTAATGGTGAACATTTTAAACCACTACTTTTACTTCTTTGACGACATCGAAATGATTGTCTGTCACCCTGAAAACAAATAATTCTTTTTCCATTTTCAGTCTTAACGTAATTTACAATATCCATAATAAATATTTATGTTGTTTTTTTTTTAAATATTATATATCCATTTTATCTCCAACTTAATCTAAATTTGATACATTTAATTGTTTCACATTAAAAAGATAGGAATAAAATGAATAGTGCTTATCAATGTGGGACTGCTTGTGTGGCACAAATAATACAAGCAAGTCAAGATGCTTCTCAATCAGCTCAATCCGCTGCAAACTCAGTTGGAGAGGCTTTATTAGCAATGGACGAAGTGCGTTTAATGATTGAAGATATGAAACAGGTTGTTGATAATAGTGAATCACAAATTATATATCATCGTAATGATATTCGTGGACTTTCACAAGATATTGAATCTTTAAAGGTTTCTGTTGATGAATCAATGGTTCCATGGGTTGATGATAATGTATTGGGAGTGGTTGTGGCTATTTTTGGAGCATTTACATTATGTCTTGTAGTATGTCAGTTATTAATCTTTTATACATCTCGTAATGAAGTAAAAAAAGAGGAAAGAAGGCGTATTATGGTTGAACAACGGAAGAGGAATTTGGATATTATTTAAAAAGTCTTTTTGAGATTGGCGGAATACCTTCTTTAATTAATGGTATTTCCTTTTTTATTTCTATTTTCTCAGTCGCGCTTGGAAAGTTTGATTTAGGATCTCCTGGAATGAACTTACAGTAATTAAAATATTCTCCATAATTGAATAATCCTTCTTTAACTTTTCTTTGACAGTCAAGTGCTCCGTGTTTTTGGTGATCATATATTTCACCTGATGAGATATGAATATATTTTCCATTTTTTCCGGACCAATCAATTTGATAACATTCACACTTTTTCATTATCTGTTTTGTTATTATTATTTATTATTAATCAAATTTTAATTATATGATTATAATCTATGTTATAATATATGGCTAAACTTAAAAGACGAACATCCAAAACAAGAAGAACAAATAAGAAAAGTAGAGTATCTAGAAAGAAGATGAATGTCGCAAAAAAAAGTAAAAAGAAAAAATCAGGTAAATCACAACTAAGATTGAAAATTGGAGGTACAAAAACGAAATCTAAAAAGAAATCTAAAACGAAATCTAAAAAAGAAAAATCAGGTAAAGTTGAAAGTGAATTAGATAGAATGGAGAAACTTGAATCTAAAAGAAATAAAAAAATTGAAAAAATAAGAAAAAAACAGAGTGAAAAGAAAAAAAGGAATCCTTATTTAGATCCTGAATTATTACATCCTGGACCCGTTAGTAGATCATTTTATCCTGCTCATTTTGATGCATATTCAAGGGAACAAGCTCTCGAAGAAGAACGCTCCAACGCTCTAGCACAGGCTTCTTTAATTGCTCCCGGCGAGCCTGGGAGTGGTTCATGGGTTCCTGGAAGACGTCCTAATATCGATGCGGATCTTGCTTCGCCTTGGGGTTTATAAATTTGAATTTCTAATAATGAATTTTTATAAACTAATTTAAAATGCCTTGTTCAATTTGCGGGGTTCACGGACACAATAAGAAAACTTGTGGAAAATCAAATAATACAATGCCTAAAGACTCAGCATTTTTTGAAGATTATAAGAAAAATGTTAAGGATAATTGGGATTATGCAAAAAAAGAAAAAGTAAAAACTGGGCGGAAAGGTCCAGTTTTTAAGAAGAATTATGCTAAAATGGGAAAAAAGATGTAAAACCATATTTATTGTAATTTATTTTGTATTTTTTATCATATTGGTATTTAGATGTTGACAATAGTATGCGGTCTGAAGATCTTCTCCGGTGGTTTAGAGCGAGGGGGTGGGGAGTGAGAGCGAACCTGGACGCAGGCGATGGCCGGCGCCAGAGTGGTCGTGTAGGTGTCGACGTCCACTGAGGTATTGAGGATCGAGGTGAATATATTTACTGTATCTTTTTTTATTTCAACTAAAGTTTTTCTGTTAAAATATTTTGTAGAAGGGTTAATATAATTCCACGATTCTACTTGAATATGTTTTTGTATTTCTGTCTTATTCCAATCGGGTGCTTTATCACTCTCTAGTATAGGTTCATTAATTACACCAGTGAATTTACCATATGCAACATATCCTTTTTTATTTTGATAGAGTAATATTATATCACCTGAACTTGCTTCTTTGCGAAACTTATAAAATTGATGAGGGGTTGTATGTTTATTTATTAAAATCCGTTGATTATAGTCGTTTACATCATTACCTAGTCCTATATAGCAATACTTTCTCCTTATCATATGGTTTCTATTCCCACTTGTATGGGAATTGATATGCCAATACTTCATAATTAAGCCTTATGGTTTTAATAATAAGTACCAATCAAAAATTCAAATTTATATAATAGTTTTACTTATTATAAAGTAAACTATGTTAGTTGTTTATTGGATACATGTAACTAAATAGAGAATATCGAGGCCCTGGTTCAAGTTCAGGTTCTGTTTCTGCTTCTGGTTCTGTTTCTGTTTCAGACTCAGAGTCAGAATCTATTCCTATATTTATTTCGATATTTAGATTTGCTTTAAACCATTTATTGACATCTTTTTTATTTTTAAATAGATGACACGCGGAATGAAATGAACCTGCGATATTTGTACGTATCCATTCATCTAGATTATCTTTACAGTTATGTTTTTCTGCATATTTTAGACATTCATTATAGATAGGTTGAACATTTCCAACCCATTCTGGGTTCTTAATTAACATTTTAACATTTTCTTCTTCATAATCTGCTCTTAGACGATAGAATTTATCTTCTTTCATTTTTTTGATATCATAATTGATTTTGAATTTATTGTTATAGTTTTGTACTAATTCTTCTAGTGGAAAGAATTTGATTATATATGTATATATTTTTATTGTAGATTGTGATGTTTTTATTTGACCACATAGTCTAGCATTATATAATACATTTCTTATTTGAATACTTTTTTCTAATATTTTTTCTTGTTTAATTTGGTATTTATAATTTTTTAATTTTAATCTTGATCTTTTATAGGTGAATAATAGTAGTTCTGGGCTATTATTATAGTAAACATAGAAACCTTTTTTTGTATATTTATCAATTTGTTTTAATTTTTTATCTAATTCTTTTTTGAAATCTGAGAATTCTGGAGATTTAATCAGTAATCCTGCTCCTGTGTTATCATATTCTTCATTTAATTTTAGATCATCTACTTCTTCATTTTTAACTTTATATTCTTGTTCAATGACACCAGTACTACTTCCTAATTGTCCATTAATGATTGAAATATCATTTTTGTGGAGAGTAACTTCGCAGTCAACTGAACTTGCTCCTAATAGACCGGATACAATTAATAGAATATCTCTTTCTAATTTTGATTTTTGTTCAGGATATATTTTATCACTGTAATATTTCTTTTCAGTCAACCATATATAGAGGACATTGACTTCTGGGATTTCATTATCATCCCAAGTAAAGTCATTCATTATTGAGTTTCTATGCATTCCTCTTAATTTTGATTGACAGAAATTACATTTACTTATATTTCTTGTAAAATTGCTACTAAAAAATGGTTTAATACATACACCACTCTCTTCTAAATGATTAATTAATTTATTTTTGAATGGAGTAAGACATGATCTTTTAAAGTAAGAATGTTTTAAAAATATTATAAACTTATCATATCTATATCCTTTATTATTATTCATTAATTATATTATATTATATTATATTATATTAGATGAAAAGGAGGAATAATACGAGGCGCACAAAAAGAAGAACAAAAAGAAGAACAAAAAGAAAGACTCAACGATTAAGCACTCAACGAAGAGTTAAACGCAAGGATAGTTCAAAGAAAGAAGTAAATAAGTATATAAATTACGATTTATTTAATGGTTTAAAATGGGATAATTACCGTTTAGGTGATGTTTTATTTGGATATTTCGCTTGTTGGGATGATGTATGCCTTCATAAAAATAATCCAAATATTTCGCATACTTGTGAAAATATAGATTTTGATGTTGATGAGGATTGGTGTCAAGGACACAAAGGTGTTTGGACTGATCCGAATGATATTAATTCAAGCTATATCAAAAATCTGAATAAAAACTTCCCCAATTCAATTGCTTCACAATATGTTAAAAAGGTAGGATATCCAAATAGTTTTAAGATCGAAGATTATAAAACGATTAAGGATATATTTAGTACGTTTAAATACAAGAAACCTGATAAATCTGCGTTAGTAATTCATTTAAGATTGGGAGATACAGTCGCTAAAGATTATGGAGATGAATATTCATATGGTATGAAATATTATGAAAGTCTATTACGAAAGGTAAGAAAAAATAAAAAGATAAAAAAGATTGATATTGTTACCGGTTTACATATTAATGTTTATGTTAAAGAGTCAAATGAACGTTTAAATCAAATTGTACATTTATTTGAGAAGTATTATCCTGTTGAGGTTATACTGACTAAAAATCCAGACAAGGATTTTTATTATATGTCCCATAGTAAATTTTTTGCTAATTCTGGTGGAGGATTTTCTTTATTAGTTACAAATTATCTTAAAAAAAATAAGTCAAATAAGATTTATGAGAAATAGTTAAGCCGATGCCCTTAATTTTTGTCCATCTTGTTCATTATCCATTTTTCCATATTGCATATTAAATTTTTCAGGATTAAAATATAGATAAATAAATTGTATTACATTTACAATTACATAAATGAAATAAACAATGATAAAATAATTATTATTTGATTCTTTTTCTAATGTAAGATAATCGATAATTACATCTTTCATTTGTGGACAATTTGTTCCATTTTTATCATCCATTACGATGTTTGTATTAATTGAAGAGAAATGTTCTATTCCCCTTTCCCTATAAGTATTCTGGAAATTTATATATTCAGTATATGTCCACGGAGTCGTATCTTTCATACAACTATCACATTGGGACGAAATATAACAGCAACCATATGGAGTATTTTCACATAGTTCGTCACCATTATTCCTTACACTAAATGAATAAATCAAAGGAGAAAGCCCCATACATGAACTATCTTTAGTACTAAACAAATATGATTCGGCGAAAAGGGTATTATTCTCTCCACCGTGGCAATTATGGAATTCTTCACATACGATATATCTCTTATTTCTATCATAAATATATATTAGTAATATAATTATAAAGAATAGAAAGTCGATGCAAAGAGTAATCTTGAAAAATTTTGGGTATTTTTTCTTTAAACATTTTTCTTTTACAAAAGAGGAAACGGCGAATATTGCCATTAGGATACATGATAAGGCTGATATAGAGAAAAGATTATGAACTATAATTTCTTCTTTTTTGCAATAACCACACGGTTCTTGAAGACCACCCATTTCTTTTAGTCTTTATTGTTGTTATAATATCCTTTAAAATCAAATCAAATTTTAAAAATAATATATCCTATAATTTTTTCTTATGGGCTTCTCTACGATATTTACGTGCTCTTCTATAGCCACCCGTTATAACTCTATATGGGTCTTTTCTTTTCTTTTTAATTTTTATATGATCAACTAAATAATTATTGAATGAATAAAGAACTTGTTTATTTCGGTGAATTGGTATTCTATTTTTTCTTTCATAAATATTAATGAAGTTATAATCCGTTAAATAGTTATTCAGATGTTCTTTCAATTGCTGAATTACTAAATCTTTGAAATATTTTGCTAATTTTGTAGGGAAATATTTTTCATAAATGTATCTTGTAACATCTATATCTAAATACTGTAATGGTGATTCATTATCCATTTAAAATAGAGGGATAAAAAAAATAAAAAAAAAACTCACAAGAGTATTGTGTCATCAGTGGGATTCGAACCCACGAAGTTAGTTTAACATCGATAAAGGTGCACTCAGATTCTAAAGGCGATTTATAGAACAATATGTATCATTCAGCTTTCCCTCCTTTGTTCGGTACCTCCGGCACGGGCCGGATAACTGAAAACTATACAATTTCCTAATGTGCTTGGAGCCTCCGTGCTGAACACCTGGCGGCCAACCCAGATGAACAACATTTTAACTCTTCACACAGAAGGATACAAGATTCCCCCATCAAATGACCAAGGACCTATACCGGCCCCCCCTTAACCACTCGGGCATAATGACAATAACCTAAAAGGATATCCCCTATTTGGGTAACTATCCTTCATAAGGAATACCCTTTTAGGTGTGTCGGCCAAGATTCTCATCCGGAACCATCCTTAACCAACACAATAAAGATAGATAAATTAACTTTCAAATTTTACTTATAGAAATGAAAAGAATTGAAAAGAAATAAAAAAAAAGGTTCTGCCGGGAATTGAACCCGGATCATTGGATTCAAAGTCCAGTGTACTAACCGATTATACTACAGAACCACCACTATCCATGACGGGATTCGAACCCGCAACCTTCAGATTAGAAGTCTGACGCGCTATCCAGTTGCGCCACACGGACCGAGTGCAAGAAGCGGGATTTGAACCCGCGAAGCTTACGCACACGATCTTAAGTCGTGCCCCGTTGACCAGGCTTGGGTATCCTTGCTAGTCTATGACGAGAGATACTTTTTCTCCCGAGTTGATTAAGTCAACTAATCTCGCTCCTCCAGCTGGGTTCGAACCAGCGACCTATCGGTTAACAGCCGAGCGCTCTGCCAACTGAGCTATAGAGGAATGGTGGTAACGGTGGGATTTGAACCCACGAAGCGTAAAGCACGCGATCTTAAGTCGAGCCCCGTTGACCAGGCTTGGGTACGTTACCTTAAACTGTAACGAAAGATACTTTTTCTTCCGAGTTGATTGAGTCAACTAAACTCGTGCCTACCGTGGGACTTGAACCCACGACCACAGGATTAAAAGTCCTGCGCTCTACCAACTGAGCTAGGTAGGCGGTGTGTTTAATATAGTAAAGTCTGGGAGTTTATTGAGAAAGTACCAGTCTTTTAGGAATAAACACTTTATCCATGGAGGGACTTGAACCCACGACTTTTGGTTCATAAGACCAACGCTCTAACCAACTGAGCTACACGGATAAACTATGACGAAAGATACCATTTCTTCCGAGTTGATTATGAGTCAACTAAACTCGTGCCCACCGTGGGGCTTGAACCCACGACCACAGGATTAAAAGTCCTGCGCTCTACCAACTGAGCTAGATGGGCGTGGTAGCAGTGGGATTTGAACCCACGAAGCATAAAGCACACGATCTTGAGTCGCGCCCCGTTGACCAAACTTGGGTACACTACCTTTACTTACCCAATACCTTACTTATTTGTAGGTTTCAAATTTTGTTTTATTTAATGAAAGAGTTCAATTAATTTAAAAGAACTCATTAACGACACCGGCAGGACTTGAACCTGCGAGGGCAGAGCCCAATAGATTTCAAGTCTATCTCCTTAACCACTCGGACACGATGTCATATTTATTTTCCACACTACTACAATACTATGTGTAGTTATTTTTTTAAATAATTTAACGTGGTATTTTATTTATTAATTTCCAAACACCATAATATAATTATTAGAAATATTATAATAAGGAAACCATAACCTATTTTAGGATTTTCATAATACATTTCATATGCCCCAATAAATCTATGAATATTACAATTATCGTGATTTGAATTTACCGGAACTTCTATTTCATACCGAGGATCCATACGGTTTTGTGGAAGTGTATGATTTCTTCGGATTGAATTGTCAATGGCATAATTTACTTTACAACATTCTTTTAAAGTACAATTTAATGGTTCAAAGAATTCATTAATATACAATATATATTTATTGATTAGTTTTTCGTAAGAAGGACAATTTGTACCATTAATATCATCTTTTAAAATTCTCATCCAAGAAATATTATAAGTACCCCTATGGTCTGAAACAGAACAACAACCATAATCTCCATTTTTTGGATTATAATAATCACTACAACTCATAGGCCTTGTATATGTTATATGGGGCCATGCCCTTGCTGTTATTTCTTTCCCATCAATCTTTTCAAATAATTTAACACCTAAATATCCTTCAGAAAAGCAAATAGATAAAGCAATTATTAAAACTAAGATTACAAAGATAATATACATTACTATTTTACAACAAACCTTAATTTTTTTATTTTCATTTTTTGAGGAAGGTTGTTCTATATGATTATCATTTAGACTATCTCTTCCGGGACGTGGAGACCATGGGCCGGATGAATCTTCTCCATCTTTTTGCACAAGAACAGTGATTTCTTCCATTTTAATTATGTGTTATTTATGTGTTATTTATGTGTTATTTATGAGTGAATTTAACTATCAAATTTTACAATTTACGAATAATTAATGATAAAAAAACATTTATAGTAATAATGTCATCAAAAGTTATTATCTTTTTGATTCTATCCAAATTATTAAATGGAAATAATGACTTAATTAAGGTTATTTATGAAAAGAAAGAAATAGTTGAAAAAAATGAAATATTATTATATCATCTCATTAATGGCATACAAACTGAACAATTATATAATTATAATATTTTTTCTTTAAAAACAGGGGATGTAGATATATATCCATCATTATTATCAGAAAAGACATATATTAATAATTCATCAACAATGAGTCAAGATGATCTTTATAATAAAGAACTAGATCAATCGGTATTAGATATGTTTCAAATTGACAAAATACATTATCGATGGAATGAAGCTTCTTCCGAATCTTTAATACAGGACCGTCGTTGGAATCAAAAGGTTATCATAGAAGCATTATCTCTTCCAAACTTCATTAAATATCGTAATAATGATATGGAGATAATTGATCCACCATTAAAAAAAAAAATAAATATCATAAATAGACTGTTAAAGGATATAAGTATTAATTACATTGAACTAATAAAAGAGGAATTTAAAAAGAATGATATTCCTTATTGTATCCTTTTAAATGAAGACGGAGAGACTCAAATGATTATTTATTAATATAGAACTTATGTCTATTTATTTCAAATGAATAGATTGGATGATTTCGTTTTTCATCATTTTTAGAATCATTAATCATACAATTCTTATAATAAGAGACATCTTTTTTCTTTTCAAAATTAAGGTATTCAATACAACGACAAAAATAACGACTACAAGGATAGATTGAACCCTTTGAAAGAGGGAATACAATATTTTGAATCACTTTTGATGAATACATAGTAATATGTGTTTAAAAGGAACCATATATAGAAAGTCAAATTTAGTTTTTCTATATTAATAATGATTTATTATTAAATTATTCTTTTAAGATTATATTATTTTTTATCCTGTATATGTCTTTTGTATTGAACATTACGAAACTCGCGTTCAATATCAACTAACTTTTCATCTTCTCGCCTACTTAATCTTCCAATAGTTGCAAAATTGAGTAAATCGATAAATTCTTCAAAATACCGATACATCTCTACTTCTGATATCCTTGCTACATCGGGCATAAGTCTACTTCTTTGAAACCGTGATGAACCAAGTCTTACAAATGTATTTTTCATATTGATTAATTTTAATACCTCGTCTGCTCTTGTCCTTCGGTGTTTTAACCATCGTAAGACTTCTTTTATCTTTGGTTCTTT